CAGAGGAGGGAAGCTCAATGTTCACCTGGATTACAACATCCATCCAAAGCTACATTTGCAACGTCGCCTTAACCTTATTGTTTACCTGTCTCCTGCATGGGAATCGTCCTGGGGTGGTGGGTTGGGCCTGTACAAGGACAGCAGAACTCTTGCAAAGGTCATTGAGCCGAAGTTCAACAGGGCAGTGATCTTCGACACTAGAGGCTCATGGCATGGACTGCCTGATCCAATCAAATGTCCTGCTGATGTAACCAGAAACTCAATCGCTGTATACTATTTGTCTGAACCGGCAACAACCACAGACAATCGTAAGAGAGCATTGTTTGCACCAACACCGGAGCAGATGGGTGATCCAGAGATCGAAAGGCTGATTAAGGATCGAGTGAAACCGATGACCCGTTAGGAGTCGGAATGATAGAGAAGATTGGAATCGACAAGCTGATTCCATACGCCAGGAATGCGCGTACACACTCGGACGAGCAAGTTGCCCAGATTGCTGCCAGCATCCGAGAGTTTGGGTTCAACAACCCTGTCTTGATAGCAGACGACAACAGCATCATTGCCGGTCACGGCAGGGTGATGGCTGCTCGAAAGCTAAACCTGTCAGAAGTGCCTTGTATCAGGTTGAGTCATCTGTCAGAGACGCAGCGCAAGGCTTACATCCTGGCTGATAATAAGCTCGCTCTGAATGCTGGGTGGGATGACAACCTGCTGTCGATTGAGCTTGCAGACCTGAAAGATTTAGGGTTCAACACAGACCTGACAGGATTCTCAGCAGATGAGATTGCTGCGTTGATGCCGGTAGAGGTTACGGAAGGGCTGACAGACGAGGATGAGGTTCCAGAGGTTCCGGTTGATCCGGTAACCAAGCTAGGGGATGTGTGGCTGCTTGGTAAGCATAGGTTGATGTGCGGGGATAGTACAAGCATCGAACAGGCAGAAAAACTCATGGGCGGCGTTAAAGGAGACATGGTTTTTACTGATCCTCCATACAATGTTGCGTATGAAGGAAGAGGAGAAAAGAATAAGTTGGGGCCGATTAAGAACGACAATATGTCGGATGAGTCTTTTGAGCAATTTTGCCGGGATGTTTTTGCGACTTATCATTCGATCATGAAGCCGCTTGCTTGCATTTATGTCTGTCATCCAGACAGTCAAACTGCTCCCAAGCTCGCTTTTGAGAAGACATTTGGAGAGTTATTCAAGAAATCATCAACTGTTATTTGGGTTAAACAATCGGCTGGCATGGGCTGGCAGGACTATCGAGCGCAACATGAGCCAATCCTTTACGGGTGGAAAGAAGGTTCAGGTAAGCATTTTTATTGCGGGGACAGATCAAAGACGACAATTTGGAAGATTGGTCGTGATGCACAAGCCAGCTACGTGCATCCAACTCAAAAGCCAGTTGCTTTGCCGGAAGAAGCAATAAACAACAGCAGCAAGGGCGAAGACGTCATTATTGATCTGTTTGGAGGTTCAGGCTCGACTTTGATTGCCTGCGAGAAGACCGGACGAGTCAACCGAAGTATGGAACTCGACCCAAAATATTGCGATGTCATCGTAAAACGCTGGCAAGACTTCACCGGAAAACAAGCAACGCTAGAGGCAACAGGGGAAACATTCAACAATCTTTCGGATATAAAAAATGCAAGGCAAGCGGCATAAACCAACAGACGAGGATCGTCGGCTAGTCAAGACGCTATCTGCTGTCGGTGTTCGCTACGTTGACATTGCAGACAAGCTAGAGATTGACCACGACACTCTCACCAAGCATTACAAGAAGGAACTGACCGAAGGGCGAATGGAGGCTAATGCCGCGGTCGCTCAGACGTTGTTCCAACAGGCTAAAGCAGGGAATACGACAGCAATGATCTTCTGGCTCAAGACTCGAGCCGGATGGAAAGAGAAACAGGTTGTCGAGCATTCTGGTATTGATGGTGAGCCAATCAAAACAGCAGCAATCCTAGAGGTGGTCGGAGTTGAGGCAGAAGGTCGAGATTCCGAATAAGCTCTTACCGCTCTTTCAGCCAAAGCGATACAAGATCCTGCATGGTGGACGAGGGTCTGGTAAGTCCTGGTCGATTGCTAGAGCACTGGTAGCGCTCGGAGCATCCAAGCAGATCAGGGTGCTATGCGCTAGGGAGACGCAGAAATCCATTCAGGAGTCTGTGCATAGACTGCTGAAGGATCAGATCAGTCTGCTCAACCTAGATAGCCTGTATGAGGTGCAGGAGAACCGCATCATAGGTTCCAACGGGACAGAATTCACTTTTGCAGGTATTCGCCAGCAAGGTGTGGCGAATATGAAGTCCTACGAAGGGACTGACATATGTTGGGTGGAAGAAGCCCAGGTTGTCACCCGTAAGTCCTGGGATGTTTTGATCCCGACCATCCGCAAGCCAGCATCAGAAATCTGGATCAGCTTCAATCCTGAACTCGATACGGATGAGACCTTTACTCGGTTTGTCGCGCATCCACCGTCTGACTCATGGGTCTGTGAGGTCAATTGGTCTGACAACCCTTGGTTTCCTCCTGAACTCGACAAAGAGCGCAGAGACTGGCTAGACAGAGATCCGACTGGGTATCTGACAGTCTGGGAGGGTCGATGCAGACCTGCTGTAGACGGTGCGATCTACGCAAATGAGATTGAAGCTCTACAGCGAGAAGGCCGGATCAGGTCTGTGCCATACGATCCAACACTGAAAGTCCACACTGTCTGGGATTTGGGATGGAACGACTCCATGTCGATCATCTTTGTCCAGAAGGTTGCGTCAGAAGTCAGGATCATTGACTTCATCGAGGACTCTCATCGAACCATTGACAGCTATGTCATGGAGATCGAGTCGAGGAAATGGAGATGGGGAACAGACTTCATCCCGCACGATGGTGCAAACAAGAACTTCCAGACTGGTAAATCCACCCAAAACCTCTTAGAAACGCTTGGAAGGCGCGTTACCGTGCTGCCAAGGGGCAACCCAGAGGAAGGCATCAGAATGGCTAGGATGGCCTTTCCAAGGGCTTATTTCGATGCTGACAAGACGATGGAGTTAGTCAACCATCTGAAACGGTACAGACGGGCTATCAATCAGGTCACGCAGGAGGCTGGAGCGCCATTGCACGATGAGCATTCTCACGCTGCTGATGCTTGGCGTTATCTTGCGGAGTCACTGGAAATGATGTCAAATGATGATTGGGGTAAACCGATTAAACATAGTGCAAAATGGGTGGTTTGATGTTAATGCCGCAGGGAAACATCGTTTTACGTCGAGATTTTGACCAAACCATTCACGAATTGCGTGAGCGTATTCGCCAGTTGGAGCAGGAGATTGCTGCGCTGAAACAGGCAGATCCTCCACCGAAACGGCAATACACTCGCAGGGCAGAGGTGCAAAATGGATGAAGGTAGGCTCAAGGGCATTCTGTCGTCTGAGATCGATGACGCTATTGGCTATCTCGACACAGAGACTTCCGCTGAACGCGCTAAAGCGATGGATTACTACCTCCGCAAGCCGTATGGCAACGAGGTAGAAGGTCGATCACAGATCATCACCGCTGAAGTTGCAGAGGCTGTAGATGGTGCTTTGCCAGATCTGATCCGGGTATTCACTCGCGCAGACGACATCATCCAGTATGAGCCTGTTGGCCCAGGTGATGAGGAAGGTGCAAAGCAAGCAACGGACTACGCAAACTGGGTTTTCTACAAGCAAAACCCAGGTTTCACTATCCTGCATCACTGGTTCAAGGATGCGCTGCTTCAGAAGACCGGGACAGTCAAAGCGTATTGGGATGAGAAGCTGGATGTGATCGAGGAGGTTTACAAGAACCTCTCAGAGATCGAGCTTGCACTGTTGCTGGCAGACGGAACCCGGCAGGTTGTTGCAGAGCAGATCGAGGAAGTCGAGGTTGACGGTCAAGTCACGCAGACTCGCAGTGTTGTAGTCCAGAAGCGCAACAAGATCGGTCGAGTTGTCGTTGAAAACGTCCCTCCGGAAGAGTTGATCGTCTCCAAGAAGGCTAGAACCGTCCAGGATGCGCCATTCCTGGCTCACCGTACTCTGGTTCCCAGGTCAATCCTGATCCAGATGGGATTTGACAAGGAGATCGTTGACGGTCTGCCGGCATTCAACAGCCTAGACTTCACCGAGGAGCGTCTGGCTCGATACACACCGGGAGAAGAGCCTTTCGAGGTTACCTCGCTGGATGAGTCGATGCAGGAGGTCGAGGTTTTCGAGTGTTACATTTATGTGGACTATGACGGTGACGGTCTTGCTGAGTTGCGTAAGATTTTCTATAGCAACAACGAGATTCTGAGCAACGAGAAGACGGACTATGTTCCGTTTCATGTTATTTGTCCGATCCCGATCCCGCACAAGTTTTTCGGTCAGTCTCTGGCAGACAGGACGATTGATCTGCAACTGATCAAGTCCACCCTGGTGCGTCAGTCGCTGGATAACCTGTATCTGTCGAACAACGCTCGGATGGGTGTGGTTGAAGGTCAGGTCAACATCGATGACTTGCTCAATGTGACTCCGGGTGGTGTTGTCAGGATGAAGAGTCCTGGTGCGATGATTCCGATCAATGTTCCATCCATCGGTGATCAAATCTTCCCAATGATGGGCTATTTCGATCAGGTTCAGCAGAAACGGACTGGTGTATCGGATGCTCAACAGGGACTCGATCCAAACATCCTGCAAAACGTCACTGCTGCTGCTGTTGCTGCGGTAACCAATGCTGCTCAAGGCAAGATTGAACTGATCGCTAGGATCTTTGCTGAGACAGGCGTTAAATCGCTGTTTAAGGGCATTCTGCACTTGCTCTGCAAGTACCAGGACAAACAGGTTCTGCTGCGTATGCGCGGCAAGTTTGTGCCGATGGATCCTCGAGAGTGGTCAAATCAGTACGATGTCAGCATCCGTGTCGGTCTTGGGACTGGTACGAAACAAGAACAGATGGCAATGCTTCAGATGGTGCTTGCAAAGCAGGAGCAGATCCTACAGTTGGCAGGGCCAGCTAACCCGTTGGTCAGTCTCGGGCAGTATCGTGCGACTCTGGGTCGGTTTGTTGAGGCTGCTGGATTCAAGGACTCAACTGAGTTCTTTCGGGACATCACTCCAGAACAGGATCAGCAACTGTCCAATCCTCCTCCGCAGCAACCGCAGCCCAATCCTGCTGTCGATGCCATGATTGCTCAGGCTCAAGCGCAGATCCAGATCGAGCAGCAGAAAGCAATGGCAGCAATCGAGACTCAACGGATGAAGGCTCAAGCCGATATCCAGCTTGCCAGGGAGAAGGCTGCTGCTGAACTCCAGTTGAAGCAACAAGAGTTTGAGGCAGAGGCACAACTGAAAGCTGCCAAGATCGGTGCTGGTATTAGTGCCAACGTAGAGATCCCAGGATGAGTCCAGATCGCGCAGCCAATCTGCTCCGGGATGATGAGTTTGTCAGGGAACTGGAAAGCCTGAAACAAGGGTTTGTTGACAGGATTGTTAACTCTAGTGATCACGAGGTTGACGCTAGAGAAAATTCCTATAGAATGATTCGCGCAATAGATTTGATCAAAAGTCATTTCCAAGCGATTGCCGATACGACTGAGATCAGGTCTAAACGATGGAAAATTTTGTGAGGGTTTGAATGGACACTACTCCGCAAGGAAGTGGACAGCTTGATGTAAACAGTGGCGCTGCCGCAATTCTTGGACTGATGGGCGATGCTGAAGGTGAAAAGCCTGACCAGCAGGAACCGCAGGAAGAGGTTGTTGAGCAGGAGCAGGAACAGACTGAGCAGGTTGAGGAAACTCCGCGCTACCGGGTGAAAGCAGCCGGTGAGGAACGCGAGGTTACTCTGGATGAACTGATCAAGTCTTACCAGCTTGGCACGGATTACACGCAGAAAACCCAATCGCTAGCGGAACAGCGTAAAGCTCTGGAAGCAGAGAGACAGGCTGTCGAGCAAGCGAAAGCTCTCCGAGATCAGTACGCCGAGCGTCTGCAAGCGATTCAGCAGGTATTGGCAGAACAGTCGAAGGGAGAAAACCTTGAGGCACTGAAAGAATCTGATCCAATCGGATACGCAGTCAGAGTCGCAGAGTTACAGCAGCGTCGAGAGCAACTAGCAGCAGTCCAAGCAGAACAGCAACGAATTGCCTACCAGCAACAATCGGAGCATCAGCAGAGACTTGCAAGCATCGTTGCCGAGGAACAGCAGAAGCTGGCTCAAGCGATCCCTGAGTTTGCAGATCCACAGAAGGGTGAAACGGTTAGAGGCGAGATCAGGACTTACGCCAAACAACTCGGTTTCACGGATCAGGAACTTGCCCAGGTCTACGATTCACGCGCTGTATTGACTCTCTGGAAAGCCGCGCAATACGACAAACTTCTGTCGCAGAAACCGGGCGTCCAGAAGAAGGTTGCAGAAGCTCCGAAAGTGTTGAAACCGGGAACCAGTAGGCCGGTGAACACAGAGGAGATGGCAATCAGGGATCAGCGCAAAGTCCTGAAAAAGACCGGCAAAGCGCGAGACGCTGCTGCCATTTTTGAACGATTCCTGTAAGGATTTTGAAATGAGCACTTTTACCGCACACAGCGCAATCGGTATGCGCGAAGACCTGATCGATGTTATCTACGACATCAGTCCTACCGAAACCCCGATCCTGTCCACCCTGGCTCGCACCAAAGCGACTGCCGTTTATCACGAGTGGCAGAGTGATTCGCTGGCTGCTGCTACGACTGCAAACGCTGCGGTTGAGGGCGCTGATGCTGTTGCTACCACGATCAGCCCGACTGTTCGTCTTGGCAACTATACGCAGATCGTTCAAAAGACGATCAGCATCTCCAACACGCTGGAAGCCGTTAACAAGGCTGGCCGGAAGTCGGAGAAGGCGTATCAGCTTTCCAAGGCTGCGTCTGAGCTTAAGCGTGACATGGAAACCATCATCACTGCCAACCAAGGGCAGACTGCTGGTTCGTCCACCACCGCTCGGAAACTCGGTGCGATTCTGTCCTGGCTGAAGACCAACACTTCCGCTGGTACGTCTGGCACTGATCCGACGACGATTGGTGTTTCGACTCGCTCGGACGGTGCTACCCGTACCTTCACCGAGACGCTGCTGAAGGATGTTGTTGCCGAGGTGTTTGTTTCTGGTGGCAATCCGAAACTGCTGGTGGTCAACAGCGGTCTGAAGCAGAAGGTGTCGAGCTTCGCGGGTATCGCAGCACAGCGTTACATGGCTCCTGGTGACCAACCCACTACGATTATTGGTGCGGCTGATGTCTACATGAGCGACTTTGGAACGCTGTCGGTCACCCCGGATCGCTTCATGCGTACCAGGGATGCACTGCTGCTCGATCCTGAGTACGCTGCGGTTGCGTATCTGCGTCCGTTTGCGACGAATGATCTGGCTAAGACCGGCGATGCTGAGAAGACTCAGTTGCTCGCTGAGTTCACGCTGGAGATGCGGAACGAGGCTGCTCACGGTATCGTGGCTGACTTGAATCCGGCGCTTTAATCAGTAACGACTGATGGGAGGGAGTGGGGAAACCTGCTCCCTCTTTTTGCATGAAAGACTTATTCAGCATTAGCGAGACTCGCTACACCGTAGCGACACTGCAAGATGATCAAGTTATCCTGACCACAAAGCAGGATGTGTCTGAGATCGTCGAAGCAAACAAACAACAGGTCAACGCTGCAACCAAGAAGGTTGACAATGTTATGACCCACATTGCCAGGATTCCAGACACGGTGATCGATGTCCTCAACAAGATGGGCATCATGCGTGGATTCATGGTGACAGACGAAAAACGATTTAAGGCTTGGTTGAATGACCCTGATAACCGAGTCTGGAGGACTTACCCAGGAAGCGTTTAAGGAGGAGCATGAAGGTTGCAATCTGTGTCCCATGTCGGGACGAGGTGATGAGCGGATTCTGTTTTGACCTAGCAAGATTGGTCGGATATGAGGCAAAACGGGGTCAGAACGAAATCCAACTGTTGCAGATGCCTGGAACGCTGATCTTCACTCAGCGGGAGAAACTGGCGCAGGAAGCTCTGGAATGGGGTGCAGACCAAGTTCTGTGGATTGACTCTGATCAGCGGTTCCCTGCTGATACGCTGGAGATCCTCCAGGCGAGGCAAGTACCGATCTGCGGTGTTAACGCTACGACCCGCAGAGAACCGATTCTGCCGACTGCGTTGAACCTTAAGATTGAGCGGGAGATGCTCAACGGTAAGCCAGGAGAGCCGAAACAGGTCTGGCACAAGGTTGAAAGCAGGGGGAAGAAGGGTGTAGAACAGGTGACCGCGGTCGGGTTTGCGGTTACACTTGTCAACAGGGAAGTGTTTGAGAAGATCCCTAGACCGTGGTTTGATGTCATCTGGACTGATCACGGCAATGTCATCGGTGAGGATGTGACATTCTGCGTCCGGTGCATGGAGAATGACATTCCGGTGTTTGTTGATCATGAACTGTCAATGCACATCGGACATATTGGCGTCAAGACCTTTGGATGGGATGACGTAAAGCATGGCCCTAGCAACCTACAGCGACCTGAAAACAGCAGTCGCAAACTATCTCGCAAGAAGCGATCTCACTAACCAGATCCCTGACTTCATCCGGCTGGCTGAGATCCGTCTGCGGAGGCAGCTTCGTATCCGAGAGATGCTGAAGCTGTCTAGCACGACGATGACTGGTGGTGATAGCACTGTCGGTCTGCCAAGCGACTTCCTCCAGATGCGGAACCTGTATCTGGATGGCAATCCTGAGATCCCCATCGGATACCTGTCTCCTGCTTCGTTCACCAGGAATGCGCGGGTGACTGAGAGTGGCAAGCCTGTTGCCTACACCATCCTGTCGAACGAAATGCAGTTCGCTCCTGTAGCGGATAGCAACTACACACTCTGGATGCTGTATTACGCTGCTCCGGCCTTCCTGAGCGATTCTGTGTCAACGAATGTGTTTACGGATGTTTGCCCGGACTTGCTGCTCTACGGGGCGCTAACAGAGGCAGAACCGTATCTCATGAATGATGCTCGATTGCAGACCTGGGCGGCAATGTTCCAGAGGTCGATGCAGGATCTAACGGTGTCGGATGAGCAGGCAGAGTACAGCGGCAATCCGATGGTTATGACAGTTCAAAAGAGGTAAATCATGGCTATCACCCAGGCAATGTGTACCAGCTTTAAGACGGAGCTTCTTGGTGGTACGCACGATCTAGACACTGATACGATCAAGATCGCGCTGTACACCTCTTCAGCGTCTCTGGATGCCGCTACAACGACCTACAGCAGCACGAATGAGGTTGCTAATGGTAACGGGTACACTACCGGAGGAAACACGCTCACAGGGGCTGCAATCTCTTCTAGCGGCACAACTGCGTTTGTAGATTTCTCAGACAGCACTTGGGCGAGTGCATCATTCACGGCAAGAGGTGCATTGATCTACAACAGCAGCAAGTCCAATCGAGCGATTGCTGTTCTGGATTTTGGTGCTGACAAAACTAGTACAAACGGCAACTTTGTTGTTCAGTTCCCGGTTGCTGATGCGTCTAACGCGATCATCAGGATTGCTTAAGGGTAAGTCATGGCACTTGTCCTAAAAGATCGCGTAAAGGAAACTACGACCACAACCAGCACTGGCACTTATACGCTCGCTGGTGCTGTTACCGGCTACCAGTCGTTTTCCGTTGTTGGCAATGGCAACACGACCTATTACACGGTCACTAATGGAACTGACTGGGAAGTTGGTATCGGGACATACACAGCGTCTGGCACGACTCTTAGCCGAGATACAATTCTTGAGTCCAGCAACGCTGGTGCTGCGGTTAACTGGGGGTCAGGCAGTAAGGATGTGTTTTTAACCTATCCCGCAGAAAAGGCTGTTACTGCTGATGGTGTAAATCCGTTCACCAGTCCTGTCTTAATCGATGTCAACAGCGCATCAACCGCGCTGGAAATCAGGCAGATCGGCGCAGGCAATGCGTTGCTGGTAGAAGACTCTGCAAACCCTGACTCATCTCCTTCTGTGATTGATGCGCGGGGAAATTTAATCCTTGGGAAGACTGCTCGCCAATCAGTCATCGACAACAAGTTTGAGGTACATAGCACAGGGTCGGAATCATCTGGGATCGCGCCATCTGCCGGGTTTTACAACTGGAGCGCCACCGCTTCACATTCATCCCATTTGTCGTTTTTCCATTACCCGTCAGGAGTTGTCGGGACAACAACTACTGCAAATGCTTCCGGCGATGCGCTTGGCAGAATCAGATGGT